AGGTAATGCTCCTCCAAACGCACTCTACTGGCAACTCATCGGCGATAAGAAAGGTCGTCCGCAAGATCTCTCTACCGATTACTACTGGGTCTACACTTACCAGCGGTGGATGAACCTCGTGAATCTCACGATCTTTAACCCGAATGATCTCGCACTAGATCCTTCTTCCTCGCCTCGTCTCGCTTCTTCGTGTGCGATCTGCGATACCTTCTATGCCTTCTATGATGCGTGGGTGGCGAACGGTGGTCTAGGAGCCTTTCCATATGCGACTCTCAAGGACTTCTTGAACGCGACTGCCCAGCCTCCGCAGATGTCGTATGACGGACCATCCCAGCGTTTCACGATTACCTTTGATAGCGATGGATACGGTTCCCGTCTCACTTCTTTTACACCTTCTTCGTCTCAAGGCGGATTTGCTTCGCCTCCCCAGTTCAAACTGTTCTTCAACACGAATATGTACAACCTCTTCGCCAACTTCTCATTCCTCTACTGGAACACATCCTCACCTACGAATGGTCCTTATGTAGGTATCCCAGCCCCGACGGGGTATGTGTACGAGATCCTTGTGCCGAACAAGTATTACACGGATGTCTCTGACTACCGTCTCTCACCGTATGCTGGAACACCTCCTCTTGGCTTCGTCCCTTCTGGAAGTGGGAACCCAGCCTCCAACCCTCTGTCCGTCCTCAACGAGCAGAAGGTGTACTGGACGATCACGCAAGAGACACCGTCTACGGATACACTCTGGTCTCCCATCTCGTCTATCGTATTCGCATCAGCCTTGATGCCCGTGAAACCCGAGTCAAACTCCGCTCCCGTCATCGTCGGACAAGGCAATATCGGAAACTCACAAGCCACCGCGAAGTCTGCTTTCACCCGCGTAATCACGGATCTCTCTCTGCCGATGGACAAGGGATCAGCATCTTGGAAGTCCTTTATCTACTATGTGCCGTCTGCCGAGTACCGTCTATCCGACTTCCTTGCCTCTCACCAGCCTCTACAAGGAGTAGATGTCCAAGTCTTCTGGAAGAACCGTATTAATAATCAACTCTACCCTATTGCGATGACGAACTTATCGTCTGTATCCTTCAAGATGATGTTCAAGAAGAAGGGACTCCCCACGAAAACTCAAGAATGAGGAGCGTGAGTTCCTCTAAAACTTTCTGTAGATAGAACATAAACAAGATGAGTGCCGACATTGAGAAGTTGGCTGTATTTGATTCTCGTATCGTCCAGAATCGCCCGAAGTATGCTGTTGAGAAGGGTGCGTTGTCCCTCACGAACGCTCCGTTCAACGCCATCTCGGCGACTTCGTCCCAGCACACTTACAATATCTATGTCCCCAGCGAGAATGTGTTCGTGGATCGCGGTCTAGAGTGGACTTCCACTGCCTTTCTCCAGCAGACGGTCACCTACACTTCTGATGCCCAGACCCGCTACTTCGTACTCGGCAACGCTGGTATGCCTCTATGGCTACCCGCTGTAGACTGGTCTCTCCCAGCCTTTCCCCTCAACTCGCTCTGCTCCACCACGACTGCGACGATCAACGACACCACGAGCGTCATCAACTCCCAAGATGTACTCAAGGAGGTTCTCCGTCTAACGGACTACAAGAAGAATCGTCTCCAGCGTACTTGCCCGACGATGCTGGACAAGTACCAGTGCTACGATGATGCCTACGGTGCGACGAACTCGCCCATCTCTGGCTACGCGTCGCTCACGGACTACGCCGAGCCACAGAACGGTCAGTTCCCGCAAGTGTCCTTCACGGATGCTCTCGGTTCTCCTCTCGTCAACGGCAACTACTACACTTCGGCGGGTCAGTCGCTCGGCACTGTCCAGCCCACTGCCCAGACGGCGGGTGTCTACCAAGCCATCAACGGTCTCCCTTGCCTCGCGGTCACGACTGGTCTAACGCCCAATGTCGCGTGTCTGGGTCCTTTCACCTTCTTCTTCCGTTTCACAAGCACGGAGAAGATCGTTCTGTCGCCCTTTACTTTCTCGGATGTCCACGAGTGGGACACGGGTCTGTTCGGCATCAACAACATCCAACTGATTATGAACTTACAGTCACCAGCCCGTCTCGTCCGTTCCAGCGGTATGCGTTTCGCGACGACTGTCCTCGCACAAGGAGTCGGTGTCGGTCTCCAGATCGCCTCTGGTGTCTCCAGCGTCGCGGTCGCCTACAACACGGCGGTCGCCCAGACCTTCCAGAACTCGGTCGTCAATGTACAGTTCCTCACGCCTTCTCTGGATGTTCCTCTACCGCCCAAGTCCGTCGTGCCTTACCTTGAGTTCCCTCGTTACATCACGAACTACTCTCAAGGTGCCGTCGCGTCTGGCTCGGTCGTCCAGATCCAGTCCCAGACGATCACGCTTCCCCAGATCCCCGATCTGCTCATCATCTATGTGAAGAACGGTCTAACGGCAACGAACTACGCCGATTCGTATATGTCCATCGCCTCCCGTGCGAACGGTGGCATCGCCAATCCCCTCACGGTCAACTTTGATAACTTCTCTGGTCTGCTCTCATCCCAGACGACCGAGCAACTGTACGCGATGTCCGTCAAGAACGGTCTGGATATGGACTGGGCGACTTGGAGCGGTCAAGCGTATGTCGGTCAAGCCCAAGTGGCGACGAGCATCGGTGGTGGTGGCTCGGTACCGACTCGCACGAGTGCGTCAGCGGTGCCATTGAGCGGTCTCGTGCCTTCTATCTCGGGTGCGAGTGCTGGTAAGGCTCCGACGGTCGGCTCCATCCTCGTCCTCAAGCCTTCCCAAGATATTACGCTCCAGACGGGTCAAGCCCCTTCGCTGGTCGGCAACTTCACGCTCCAGTTCAACCTCCAAGTCATCAACAACGCGGGTGTCTCGGTCACTCCCCAGTTGTATGTCATCACGGCGAACTCGGGCTTCTTTGAGTCCATTCGTGGCTCCAGCCGTATCATCAAGGGTGTTCTGTCCGAGCAAGACATCATCGGAGCGCCCCTTGCTCCGACGGCGACTCGCCAAGAACTCTGCCGTTATGTCGGCGGTGCTGGTATCTTCTCGTCCATCGGCAGTGTACTCACGAAGGTCATCAGCAATCCCGCTGTCCGCGATGCTCTGCTTGAGGTCGGCAAACACGCGGGTAAGGAACTCCTCCATCACGGATCAGAGTTCATCAAGAAGAAGATGAGCGGTGGTGATATGAGCGGTGGCTCATACTCGGGCGGTATGTCCAGCGGTGGTATGTCCAGCGGTGGTCGTCGCAAGGGCGGACTGGATGCTCGTATGATGTAAAGAAATGTAAATAAGCCAACTCACGCCTTCTTTCCCGCATTTCAAGTTCTTTGATGTGTAATCTATACTGCTTTGCCTCATATTCGGCAAAATGAAGCCTATTTCGGCACAACCACGCATCCATTTGAATATAAGTCGGGAAAAATCTACAACTAAACGAAAAAAACAAGTAAAAAAATATATTTTTTTACCGTGAAAATCCATATATTTGCGATTTTTACCATAGATGAGGACGAACTATACGAAATAACTCAAAGAATAGGCGACGGGTAGCCCTCTTATCCTTTGTGTTTATAGCGACTTGTAGATCCGTGCCGATGATGGAGAGGTATTGGACGCATCGTAGCATTCTTTACTTTCTAATCCTATATAATTACAAATGGAAATAAACAAGACTCATATCGGCGACGCTGTGGAACTCGTAGCGGGTCTAGATGATAAGAGCATAGATCTTATCGTCACCTCACCGCCCTACTACAATTCACAGCACAAGTATCAGCGTGGCTCGGGGTTCCACTACACACGGGACATCGGCGAACCCCTTTACACCATTGAAGACTTCTTTGATGCCGTGAGACCCAAACTCAAAGATGATGCTATGATCTGTATGAACTTGGGGTTCTCGTACGGCGAGACGGGAGTGATGCGTCCCTACGATATTCTCAACCGTCTACGGAAGCAAGGATACTTCGTGATAGACCAAGTGATATGGCACAAGAACAATCCTATCCCGATCCAGAAGCGTCTCACGAACGCCTACGAGCCGATCTTCATTCTTTCCAAGTCGCCCAAAGGCAAATACTATACAAAAGAATACACCCATAATGTTTGGAAGTTCCCAGTCCAGAGAGGCGACGGGCATTCCGCTGTCTTTCCGATTGAGTTGCCTTTGCGGTGTCTAGAACATTTTAGTCAAGAGGGTGATCTCGTACTTGATCCCTTTATGGGAAGCGGGACGACTGCCCGTGCGTGTGAGCAGATGAAAAGGCGATGGATTGGGTTTGAGTTGAATGAGTCATATGTGAAGAAGGAGTAATGGGGGTGCGTGGAATTGAACCACGATTAGAGGATTCAAAGTCCTCTGTCTTAACCATTTGGACGACACCCCCAGTTCGCTACGGTTTCGTAAGGAACTGCGGGTTAAACATTGTTCCACTATCAGATCAATGGATCTTATTGAAATCAAATGGATGGTCGGCAAGAGCGGAGGTAAGAGGTGCTGGGCTTATTCTTACTGCGAGATCTGTAAGGAATGGGTCCTTGCTTCTCGTATCAACCGCCATAGGACAAAAAACCCCAAACATCTGCGACTAATCCGTCCCGAAGTTCTTTACGCTTCGTTATAGGGAAAATAAACAAGTATCGTGTAATAATAAAAATGTCGGCGATGCGAGTGAATGAGTTTATGTTAGATCTATCCAAGAAACTTCGTGAGGAAAAGAAGGTCGCGGAGAGTACCGCGAACGCCTACATCCGTGCGATGTACATCCTCAACGGTAAGGAATCCTTCAAGTCTCTAATCTTCCTCAAGAACACTGCTGGGATTGAAGACCTCATCAAGAAGTATGCTGATTCTACTGTTAAGACTATTTATGCTTCCATCGTCAGTGTCCTCTCCCTCTTCAAGGACAAACCAACCTACAAGAAGGTCTACCAGCACTACTATGATCTGATGATGGGTAAGAGTGAGGAGGCGAAGCAAAACGAGTCCAGTGATAAGACGAAGAAGCAGACGGATAATTGGATTACTTGGGACGAGGTTCAGAAGAAGGTCGCTGAACTTCGTGAGAAGGTCGCAGAGTTTAAGTCCAACAAGAGTATAACCCCACAGCAGTATGAGTCTCTCCTCCATTATCTTATCGTTTCGCTTTATACCGAGACACAACCCCGCAGAAACCAAGACTATCTTGATATGTTTGTCTCCAAGAAACAGCCCACCGAAACCGAACACAACTATGTGGTTCTCACCAAATCCAAACCCACTTCGTTTATCTTTAATAAGTTCAAGACATCCAAGAAGTATGGACAGCAGACACTGGAGGTTCCAGAGGCACTCGCCAATGTGATCTCCGAGTACCTCAAGTTTCACCCACTCAAGAAGAATGCTACTTTCAAGTTTTTGGTATCATCCGATGGAACACCCATCACTGCCGTCAACGCGATCACTCGTATCCTCAACAAGATATTCGGGAAGCGTGTTGGATCATCTATGCTCCGTCACATCTTCCTCTCCACGAAGTATGATATCAAGGAGATGGAGAAGGATGCCAACGCTATGGGGCATTCGGTGGAGGAGCAGAAGAAGTATATGAAGGGAAGCGGGGAATCCACGCAAGTAGCCACCGTCCCCACGATAGAGGACAGCATCGCTTAACTGCTACAACCTCAACTTCCTTCACCTTCTCCACTACCTTCTCTTCTACAACTTTAACCTCATCTTCCAGCGTCTTCTTCAACCGAGCAATCAGCAATGCGATGAGTTCATCCACCGCTGACTGTTGAGGCGTAGGTGTATCACTCATTTATAGTTGGTACAACAACATTTTCAACCTCATTCTTCTTCGCCTCCTCCTCTGCGATCCGCTTCTTATCCATCTCGTCCTTCTCGCGGTTCATCTGATCGCGAATAATCGTCTCAAAGTCAGCGGATCCGCTCACATACATCCAGAGTTTGCCGATCTTGTCTTGGAGTCGCCATAGATGGTCGTTGAGGATGAGACGGTGAGCGTTCTGCGTCTCTCCCGTACTCATATTCATCAAACCCCGTGTCTTCTCACAATCGTGCGTCTCGTCAGCAAACGCCTCCGCCATCGTACGAACTAGGACAAAGTCAATGTTGTAATTCTCGTTTGGCATCTTTATTTTTACCGTCGGTAATTATTTTTCTTCCATAACCGCAGAGGCATACGATTCACAACGAACGAGAGGCTGATAAGGTGGAGGCAGTGGCACGACGGGGAAGATGATAGAGATCTTCAACTGCTCTAGTTCTTCTCGGATCTTCTTGACCTCCGCAATCAAAAAGTTGATTTTCGCGAGGATCTCGGGCTGGTAGTTGATGGAGGTAGCGTACCCATTCATCCTTTATTAATCAAACTTTACAAGAAACTTGCCGAACCGTGCCTCATATTTCGGAGGCTCGTCCTTCCATTCACTCTTTTTGGGTTTCGCCTTCTTCTGCTCCGCTATTTCCCGTGTCGGTTCCTTCGCTGTCGGCGTCGTCGCCATCAGAGAATCCGTGTCGGGTTCGGAAGTCTTCTTCTTCCCTCGTGGCATCTTTATTCTCTACCCACGATACCTTTTTGAGATCTTCACACCACTTTACTGTGAGTCCCGAGAAAGTATTGTTCTCCAAGAAGTTGCGACAGATAGTCTTGACTGGCTCGGCGATGTTGGGTGACCGCGACATCTCCGTCAGTATCTTCTTCACCTTATTGTTTATGTTCGTGTGATACTTCGCCCTCATCCGCTCACGCTCACGCTCAAGCACTGCGGGGTCCGTCTCACACTCCTCCTTGATTTTTTGGCGACGCTCGGCATCCCGCTGACGCATCTTTGCCTTCAATTCGTCCTTATGCTCCTCATAATACTTCTTGTACGACCCAGCCTCCTTGAATGGCATTGTTTATTGATAGGTTAGATTTCTTTAACTCCCAAACATCCGTTTTAAAGGAACTTAAATGCTTTATGCTCAAGTAAAGCAATGTGGTTAGCAATTAATGAGAACTATGAAGTATCGGTAGAAGGTCAAGTCCGCAATAAGAAGTTTGACCGCATTCTCAAACCTCAACATCACGGAAATTATCTCGGTCTGCGAATGGGAAACTCAAAGTCCAAGAGTTATTATATACATCGTCTTGTTGCCGAAGCATTCTTGCCTTCGCCTACAGATGACTGTGTCGTAGATCACATTGACCGTAATAAACACAACAACCACGCATCTAACCTACGATGGGTTTCAAGGTCGGTGAATAGTCTTAATCGCACTCTTGAAGGGAAAGCAAGAAAGAGTAATAAACAAGGAGAGCATCACATAAAACGAGTTATGACCAATAGGCAAATCACACCTTCATTCGCAGTAGTCTTTAACTGTGCCGAGTTCAAGTACTATTCAATCCATAAATCGTTGGACGACGCAATAAAAACGAGGGATAGTATAACAAAGCAATATGCCTTTCCGCATTAGAAAGGCACCCAAGAAAGACTTGTATTGGGTGATCGGTCCCGACGGCAAACATCACAGCAAGGATCCACTCCCAAAAGAACGGGCAGAGGCTCAAATGAAGGCACTGTATTCTGCGATGCGTCGTGAGGAGGAGGCTCGGGTTCCGACGGCTCGGGAGGAGAAGCAGATTGAGAAGAAGATGGAAGGCGGTGTTATTCCTCCCCTAGTCAGAAAGTATCGCAGAGTCCTAGAGTTCGTCACACAACGAATGGAGGATGGAGATGTAGATCCCGAAGTAATGTTTCAAGTGTATAACGCCGTTCCACGAGACCAGCACGGTAGGGCTGTAAATGTGACCCAAGAACATCTGGATGAGATTCGTGCGTACCTCCATCCTATATTGAGTGAGAACCATATGAGTGATCTTGAAGGTATTCTGAACGATGCTAACGGTAATGGTGGTGCGTTGAGTGGTGGCGGTCCTTTGCCCGAACTCTCTATTCTCCAGCAGATCGCAAAGGCATCGTATTCTACAAACCCTCCTCAACAAATCGGTCCGTTCAAACTCCGCAATTATACACCCACTCTCAAGTTCTATGTTCTGCCCGATCCCGAAGATCAGCGGTACACCGACACGGTCGTCGTAGGCATTCGCGGAACGAATACTTCTGATAAGCAAGATTTATGGGCAGATACTCAACTGGCTCTCGGGAAACTGGAACAGACTCCTCGTTGGACGAAGGATCTTGCCGATTTCAAGTCGTTTATGTCCCGTATCCGCAATCCC